ACTCCTGCTGCTGCTGTGACAGCTGTCATACTACAGCCAGGAACGATTAATGGGCAGTTGATCATTGTGTCGAACGAGGGCACAAGTACTCATAGCATCACATTCGATACTGCAAATAACTCCAATGTTGCAGATGGAAGCTCGGATGCAATTTCAGCAGGTACGTCTGCATTGTACTGGTGGTCGACGGCAACTAATCTGTGGTCCAGGGTAAAGGCAGCCTAAGGAGTATGTTGTGTTTATTAGTCAAGACGGTAGTGGCTTAGTAGGGGGAAAGCTGCCTAGTGGAGCCGGACAAGCACTCGCGCTGGACTCGCTCGGCAATCTGCTGGTCTCGTTGCAAGATCCAGCACTCGCCCAGATCACGAGCGGGCAGTGGTTCTATGGTACGACTGGCCAGATGAATAGCGCGTCAGGAACAGTTGACGCTCCATGCTCGATATTCAACCCCGCAAACAGCGGGAAGAATGTGCTTATCACTAGCATCATCGTGTCGAGTGGTACAGGGAGTCTTGTAGGGATACTATTCGCCGCAACCGTAGATCCGGCCTATGCAAGCGCTTATCTTCTACAGAATGCTAATCTTGGAAGTGCGGTAGTATCGGTCATATCAGGCACCTTTGTGCACACAAATACAGCAGAGCCAGCAGGCGAATTTAGGAGACTATACCAACAAAATGCAGTTGAAATGATACCAAATAGTTATGGCATATTGTTACCTAAAGGAAGCGCACACGGCGTGATTGCGTTTATGGAGACGTATGCAACGGGCATTGGGAGTATCAGCTCTTTGCACGCAGAATTTTAAGTATAGCGTGATCACTTTGTTGATGTCAGCAATGTGATAGTTCAAGAGAAAAGGAGATTTTAGATCATGGCATTAATGGACGAAGTAGATCAGGTAATGCAAAAATACCAGGGTGGTGCACAAGGGCCAACTGGGAGCTTTTGGGATATTCACAGCAACGCAATCTTTCAGCAGACGAGCGATGGGGCACTGCCTGCAACTAACAACTGGTGGTTTATTCCGACTGCAACGGCGGGAAATGAGTCGTTAGCAACATGTGCAACCAAGATCAACACTGCTCTTAACGCACTATCGCCAATTGCTGGACCATATGCATACGTAGCAGGCTCATTCCATACCTATACATCTGCAGACTTGCCAACCTCAAAAGGAACTGGTGCACAAGACGCATAAAAGCTACACAAGTAGTATTGTCAATTCCGGTTGTCCTTGATAGCCGGAATTATAGGAAGGGGAAATATGGCAGACACCCACATGATCGCAGGTCGGCCAACCAGAATAGGGCATATCGTGCACCATATCGATGGCAACGGAGACCCGCATGCAGCACTTATACGCAAGATAATCCCGCCCGAACAAAATGGGAGCGGAGCATTCTCAGCACACTTGCATCAATTTCACCAAGATAACATGAGCGACGTGCCGATGAAGGATGTACCTCATTCTGTATCAGGGTTCCCAAACACGTGGACCCACATCGACTAGTAGGAGCATAAGAGTGCGTGAATCATGCTGGTGGTGGTACATCTTCATGAAGTGCTGGCATGCCAGCTAGCCTGTAGAGAGGCTTCATGGAGATTGTCGAAACAGCGCTAATAATATCACAGCCATTTTGACAATCTCAGGTAAGTTATAAAATTGCACAGTTTTACCAAAATTTGTACAGACAAGTAGTGGAGGTTTTAGATATGTCAGATAAATGGGACCTGCCAAGCGGGCAGACACAATCCGAGCCAGTGATATACAAGCATAGCCTAGAGCATTTACACAGGCCAACGCAGCACGATATTAATACGGCACAAGTAAGGAATGCAGTACCAGGACACGCAGAGGGTGTCAATTCAGTGCATACAACGGACCTGCCATCTATCCCAAAGTATGTTGAGCCAGCGCAAACCACAGTTACGCAGGCTGATGGTGTTCACTTCGTTGATCATGACGGCACTGAGCATGCTGCAATCGTGAAGCATGTGCATAGTGCAGGGGTTGTAAATCTTCACGTACTCAACAATCACAAAGCACATCATGATGCTTCATCAGTGCAGCACTCATTAGAAAAGAAGCCATATAGCTGGCATCATAAACACGAGTAGGATAGACCATGACCAGGGCACGGGCAAGCACAGGCACAAAACGAGCCAAAAGCTCCAAGACAACAGCAATCAAGCAGGTCACCAAACGCGGTCTACTGGTATCATTTAATCCGCTCACCTATACCGCGAATGTGCTCATCATGGAAGCGACCAGTGAGTATCTGGCTGGCGTACCTGTGGCCTGCCACTTGGACGGAACATCTGCCCAGGTGAATACCCCGTGCCTCGTCTTTTTCTTTGACGAGAGCAACCCAGGGGACGCAGTTGTGCTAGCTGTGTATCCAAATGGGACACAAGGCATACCCACACCAGCACCTGGACGAGTCACGTTTGTTACTCCGTTCCAGCAGGTCACGAACGATAGCATCAACAATGGAGTAACGAAGACCTATACACTCACTGGTGGAGGCACAGGCATTCCAAACGGAGCGCTTGGAGTTATCTTCAAGGCCTACTTTACCAGCGCTTCGACTGGGGCTTATATCAATCTCGCGCCGCACTCAGGGACGATAGCCGACTATGCAACCATTGGCAATATTGAGGTTGCCAACGCATTCCTGAATGGCAATGGCATTCTACCAATAGATTCGTCAGGAAAGATTGATGTGCAAGCGAATGGGGCAAATGTGACAAGCTTTAACTTATTCACCTATGGGTATGTATTTTAGAGGTGGATCATGGAAGATAAGAAGCAAGATAAATATTTAGAAAAGATAGATAAGCAAATTGAGAGTATAGAAAATAGAATAAACACCTTAATGGAAGGCGTAAATGACGAAGATTTAACATCAGCAGAGAGAATGGATTTTGCAATCAAGCTTATGGGACAGCATGCAAGATTTTTAGCATTGAGAAAATCAAGTGAATTAGCTGTGCCAGAAGGACGAGAGAAAGAATTATTAGCCATCTTTATGAGCAGACTGCGCGGTGAGGTGGTAGATGGTTAGAAGCCTCACAGGGACGCTGTCAACTGCTGTCAGCAGCAAGAATCGGCGGCCATACCAGTCGGTAACGATTGAAGATCATATAAATCACTTGCAGACATCGGTTGTTGCCTCCAATACTGAGGCCTATTCTGATTGTTGTATTGCTGCAGATGGCTCAATTATCCGTGTGCGCGTTACACGTGGAAGCAACGCTTTCCAGCAATCAGCCCAGTGGCAGCGAATTACCGATCCTACAAATAGCTCACAATGGACTATTTGGAATACATTCGCTGGTAGCACCAATATTATGTTTCAAGATGGTGGGTGTGCGGTAAGCCAGAATGGCGGATCCACAAATGCATACTTTCAGCGCGGGGATAATGCGGCACTCGTCAATTGGTTCTCAAGCAACAATGGTGTAAGCTGGAGCGGTAGCCCTGGAACAATCCTCACACCTCCATCATCGGCATTGATCAAAGGTATCAGCTCGGCAGGTAACGCTGATGTTTTCTTCCAGTATGACGTGGCAGGTGGGGAAGCGATTGGAGCGAGCTTCTTCACAAGCTCATGGAGCACAATCCAGACATGGACACTGCCAACTGTTAGTAGTGCTCAGGGACTGGCAGTTTATTGGACTGGATCGCAGTATATCGTTGTCTATAGCGATAGCTATGCTCTCAAGCTTGCAACGACGAACAGCAACGCCACATCATGGACGGCTTTGCAGGACATTGCACCTTCTACGAGTACAGCTATTGGGCGCATATCGCCACGAATCGCCTTCTTTGACAACTTGTATCAGCTGATTTGTGTGGAGGCTGACTCAGGTTTTCTCACAGGCACAGTCTATAGCTATCCCAGGCTTCGACAGTCTAGCGATGGGACGCATTGGAGCAATGGCACTATTATGCAGGACGTGTCTGCAACTTTTAATGCCAACCTCATCAAAGTCACACCACCCAGCGCGAGTAGAGCAGTGTATGTATTATCGGCCATGTCAGGGATACAGCTTAACAATGATTTCCAAACCAGCGACACGACAGAGTATCTAGATGTGTCAGGCAAAATTTTAGAGTATAAGAGACTCGATCAACTCGATCATCCAGGAACATTAGAGCTAATTCTGGACAACGAGAACAATCAGTTAGGGAGCAAGGTCACGAGCTACGGAACCGGCAGCTATGAACCAATGGGGATCAACACGCTCGTCAATCTGAACGAGGGCTACTACACAGGCACACCGCCAACGACGCAAGAAACGGTGAACACTGGTCGGTACCATATACAGAAGATAACTTTCGAACGTGCGCCAAACGTGAACCAGATCCGGTTGGATTGCAGAGATCTAACGTACCTGCTGGACCAAGAGAATAGGTACCAAGTCACGTACACCAATCAAACCGTTAGCTACATGATCAAGGAAATTTGTGCCAAGGCTGGCCTGCTCAACTATAGCCTGCCAAGTACAACGCAGATGAGCACGAACATTGTTCTATTCGTGTTGCACGCAGGTCAGAAGTACAGAGCGGCACTCTTGGAGATATGCCGGATCGGATGGCTCGAATACTTCCTCGATCAGACGGAGACCATGATATTTAAAGAGTTGAGCAATGGAGATTCGAGCGTGTGGACATACCAACCAGAAATTGAAACATGGTCAATCGGGACGGATGACATACGAGAAAATCACATGATCGTCACGGGGAAACCTCCGGTTGGTGGAGCGCTTGGCAGCATCACAGCAGGCGAGGCATACGATATGACACACATCCATGCGGTAGGGATGGAGCGACTTCTGACGAGCAATGATCAAAAGCTCGTCTCTGCAGCTCTCTGCGCAACATCAGCAGGGTTCATCATGTCGCAGGCACAGAGAGATCAATATGCCCATGTCATTGAAGTTCCTGCTAATCCTGCGCTACAACTTTTAGATGTCATCGAGACGAAAGATACAAGCGCACAGAGTACAGGAGTTGATAATACATCCAGGATAATAAAACAGGAAGTAACATTTTTAGCAGAGAAGGCGGAGTTCATTCAGAAAATTGAACTCGAGGGATTGTAAAAACTAATAAATACAATATAGATAGCAAACCATCAAAGTAAGGAGTTGAACATATGTGGTTTTTAATTTGTGCAGGAGTTACATTCTTGCTTATCTTAGCAGCAGGATTGCTATGGTTTCTAAATTATATGCTAGTAAAGGTACCACAGCAGCAAATATTGCTATGCGACACATTCTCACCAATGGCTGTCAGGTATGCAGAGCAGAAGCATCCTCTTTTTGATGAAGAGCAAAAATACTTTGTTGCAGTTGAGAGGCTAAAGGAAATATATGAAGAATATCAGTTACTGCCGCTTGGTGACACTGCGATTGATACCGCAATTAGATCAGCAATCTATACTGTGTGGAAAGAGCAAGAGCTTTTAGGATTGAGCAAGCTCAAGGCAGAGCTAGATCAAAAAGCGGAAAGCTTAGAGATCACGCAGAGCAGGAAGGCTATTAAGAAGAGATATGATACTGATAGCATTGATAGAATATTTGGGGTGATATGATGACATTAACAGATATAATAATTTATGTAACAGCTGTGATAACAATATGGGCATCACCATTCATAATTGCATACGCATTCTCAATGATACACAAGTTAGAGCAGAAACTACCGCCAGCGCAAAGAGATGCACTTGATTATTTCGCTGAGAAGGCGGTAAAGCACGTTGAACAGACTGGTACAGGGAAAGGAATGCAGAAGAAGAATGCAGCGGTCTCATTAATATATGCATTCTTTGACACACTTAAGCCTCCTATTCCTATACCTAACTACGCACTCATAGAGGCGGCTATTGAGACAGTGGTATGGGAGATTAATCAGTCAAAGATACCAGATGAGTTCTTCGACGGCGATAAGAGGGCCATTAATACGGGCCCGATCAAGCCAGTACAACCACCAGATCCAGGAGGCCAGTCAGTATGATTGAGCGCATTCGTGAGTTGTCAGAAGACCAGATCGGCAGTCTGAAAAGTCTGGGGCAAGATACTTTGACTGCTATCTCCCCACCAATCGCATCACTCGTTTATGGCGATGGCCCGGACCAGCTAACAGCGCTGCAGCGGATGGGACTGGATGAGCTAGGAGCGATCTCGCCTCAACTGGCAGATATGCTCTATGGGGATGCAGGAAATACTGATCAAGGACTCGGGCAGCCTATTGGCAATTTCGAAAAGGGGCTTGGGAGATACCCAGGCCAGCCACCAATCATACTTCCTCCATTCCCGCAGCCACCTGGAGATGATAGTGGAGATGATGAGAGAGGCCCAGGGAACGAGCCGCCAGGCGATAATGAAACACCAGAGGATTATGTGAGTTGGTGGTCTTTCGCGGATGCTTGCCCAACGTGTCTAGACAATGCGGACGACGCGCCTAGGCCATACGGCGTACCTTTTTCATCTGGTGATGTGGAGCCACCAGCTCACGACAATTGTAGATGTGAACTAGTCAATGGTATCCGTGGGGCTTGCCCAATTCATGGTTACAGGAGCGAGCCAAGGATATTTGAACTCAGTTCAAGGTATTAACGCGATTTATACCCATGAAGGGCACAGGTCGCCAAGGGTAGGGACCGCAATTCTATTGCGTCCGTCGTAACATCGGGATAGATAGGAGGTAGCAGGGTATGACCATAACACTAGCCACGGTTGAAACAGCCGTACTTCGTGACTTATTTGATCCTACAAACTTGAGATGGCAAACAAGCGATATTGACCGAGCTATAGACAAGGCCGTAGACCGCTATACACAGTATTACCCAAACATCTCATTCATCGACATGCAAATGCAGCCATACCAGCGCACCTATCCATATCCGACGAGCTGGAGCCCGACATACCCAGTGCTCTGGATCGAAAAGGTACTGTATCCACTCCAAGTCTATGGGTCTTATTTCTCAGCTCCAGCATCAGCACCAAGCGCGGCAAAAGCAGCCGGTAGCGGCATGGGCACGGGAGTCTATCAATACCTCACGACTTTTCTCACCCAGGGCGGCGAGACACCAGCCGGACCAAGTGTAAGCGTGACGACGACCGGGGGCAATAACCAGGTCAATCTCACAAATATCCCGATCGGGCCAGCCACCGCACCAGTCGGAGCGATCGCGACCAACTACGTCATCGGGCGCAACATTTACCGAACCAATGTCGGGGGATCAACGTTCTTCTTACTCACCACAATCCAGGACAATACAAGCACGACTTATACAGATAGCACACCGGATGCTAGCCTATTCACAGTGTCGCTGCCAACCGTGAATACCTCAGGCGTGATGACCTGGCCGCCACGCGAGGTAGATTTCAGCGAGTATAGCAATATGTATGACTCGAACACGGCCCTAGCAGCTGGAGGAAACCAGGGAGTCATGGGGGCGATCGGCAGTGACTCAGCAGGACCAACGGGAACGCAGTCACCAAGCTTCACGGTTAACTTATCACCTGCCGAACTGCCAAAAGACAATACTCTGGTGATGCGGATATTCTATGCTACCAAGCACCAGCTAGACTCGAATGGTACAACCATACCAGAGATCCATCGAGATATCATTGTACTTGGGGCTTGCGCATATGCAATAGAGGCATATTTGACGCCAACAAATGACAACTTCTCATTCGAAGATGGGAGTTTACGAGACCGTGTAGATGATTCGATGATATCCAAAAATTGGCTAGAACTAGGGCAATACAAGATGAAACAGTTCACAGATCGATTAGAGGAGATCAAGCAACAACGTGACTTTGCAGCAAGCAGTAGAGCACATTGGGGGGATATACCGTTCAGATACTGGCGCTTGTAGATTGGAGGAATAGGCAATGCAACAATTACAGGCAACATATGTTCTTTGTAGCCTGATTTACATTATACTCACCATTATATCAATGCTTGGTGGTATACACGTCTTCAAAAAGGAAGTGGTGAAAGCTACACAGGAGATACAAAGGTTCACGACCGAGACACAAAACCACGCTATAAACGCGATGGAGCAAGAGTTAACACTGCTCAGAAATAGGATGAGCGATATAGAGACTGATAACAAGAAGCTCGATCAGATCATTCTTACAATATGTGAGGCAATGAAACGACGTGGACTAGAAATAACTGTTGATAGGAATACTGTAAGTATATTAGATAGTAAGGACAATAATACAAATATCGTGAGGATCACGGGGGTATAGAGTGTCATTCACAATTGGAACCGATTCGGAAATTGGGCTGGATGGCAATGGATTCTGGGTGAAACCTGGAAGCTACAAAGTCAAAAGACCTCGTATCAGCAAAGCACAGTATAGGGCAGACGGAACGCTGTCTTATGTAGACGTCGGCCCAGGCAAGCGCACATGGTCTATGATCATTCTAGCAAAAAACAATCTTTTAAAGTATGACGGGATAGATGTAGGAATAACGGGAGAACAATACAGAGATAACTTGCTCAATAGTTATGTGAATAATATCGCGACTACCATTGTGTTTACAGATCCGAAGAACACAGCTATCAATGTCTATTTCGAGCTTTTTGAAGAAACAATCATGGACCTCAAATCACAAATTATTCCGCTATCGACAGGCGGAAGCGTGGCACCTAGCTATGAAGTTTTGATAGAGTTATTGGAGGCATAGATGGTTAACAGAGCAGAAGAGATTGAGAATAAGATACAAGATAATTCAATTGAGATTTTAAAGCTAGCAAAAGCTATAGAAATGCAGTTAGCATTATATGAGGAAAAGAGAAACAGTATACCGAATATAAAGCAACTCATATTCACGCTCAGAGAGACTGCATACCTCATTGCAGAGCAAGAGCTTGATAGTGGCAGGAATATGCCACAGATAGACACATCGGATATGATGCCTTGCGCTATGTGCAATGATGAATATAACACGCCTAGTGAGCATATACGCGGCGTACGCTGGGAACCCGTTGCAGGCAAAGGTTATGTATATATATGCTGGGAATGTGTCACTGGACTAGCTGAGGTGTTCAATAGGCAATTAGCCAGACTAAGCTACAACTTTCTATTCTCACTCAGCGAAGAGACGGAGACACAGAGGAA